CATCCGATGCAATGAAAGCAATCTTTAAATACCTAAAGGAGATAAAAGATACTGCTAAATATATGCTCCAAGGGTTACAAGTAACCTTTGATCATATGGGTAGGAGACCTGTAACTATACAGTATCCCTACGAAAAACTAATACCCTCTGAAAGATACAGAGGTCGCATACATTTTGAAATGGATAAGTGTATTGCATGTGAGGTATGTGTTAGAGTATGTCCTATCAATCTCCCAGTAGTCGATTGGGTGATGAACAAACAGGCAAAGAAAAAAGAACTAAGAAACTATTCGATAGACTTTGGGGCTTGCATATTCTGCGGAAACTGTGTAGAATACTGTCCTACGAACTGCCTATCAATGACGGAGGAATATGAACTTTCAGTTTTTGACAGACACCAACTTAACTATGATAATGTCGCTCTTGGACGACTGCCCACTAATGTTACAACTGATCCCTCAGTTAAAGCCTTGCGTGAGTTGGCTTACTTACCAAAAGGAAAGATGGATCCCCACGAAGTTCCAGACTCTGATCCCAGAGTCGGTGTAGAGTGGTTACAAAAATAAAATGGTGTAGTGCTACTATAATACCTATTGCTATGGTCTTTCATGTAATGGGTTGGACTCCTTGGAATAGTATCTTACAAATGTTGGGAGCAGCAGGATGGGTATATGTTGGCACTAAAATGGGTGAACGTGCTATAGTAATGAACTTCTTACCACAGTTTTTTATTATAATACCAGGTCTAATTGTTCTTTGGTTTACTAAATGAAAAAGTTTTATATTGATGGATCATCTTGGGCTAAAGGTTGGGAATTAGATAACCCTGAGACTGATAGGTGGAGTAGATTATTTTGTGATCATTATGGTGCAGAAGAATATAATTTAGGTGAGAATGCTGGTTGTAATAGAAGGATAGCAAGGAATATTATTAATCATGATATGAAAGAGTATGATTTTGTCATCATACAAATGGCTCCTAATAGTAGGACAGAATATTTTGATGGTAAGGTATGGAAACCTGCTAAACCTAATACTAAATGGAATGAACCTCATTGGCAAGCATATTATGGTGACATATACACTGATGAATTTGGTATAACTGATGATGAAATATATTTTAGATTATTCAAGGAAGTATTGAGAGATATACCTCATCTTATATTGTCAGTAGATAGAGGTCAAAGTCAGACAACAATTCCTATTGATATGGATATCTCTATGAAGCTTGATGATAGAGTATCAAGACATTCAGTATTGAAATCTTGGGGATTAAAACCACCTTTTCCATACAAGGAAAAGTATAGATCTACGACTCATGCTCACCCCAATAAAGATGGTTGTAAAGTCATAGCACAATACCTTATTGATTATGTTGACAATACCTAAATACTGGTGTATACTATGTTTACGGTGAAAATCTAACACAATCCACCTAATACAACGAATATGTCATTCGCAAATCTAAAGAAGCAATCTCGCTTGGGCAGTCTTACTTCCAAACTGACTAACGAGATAGAAAAGATGAACAAAGGAAGCACAGGCGGTGCTGATGAGAGACTATGGAAATTGGAAGTAGACAAAGCAGGTAACGGTTATGCCGTTATCAGATTTCTACCTGCACCTAACGGTGAAGAGTTACCTTGGGCAAAAGTATGGTCACATGCTTTTCAAGGACCAGGAGGTTGGTACATTGAGAACAGTCTGACTACATTAGGTCAGAAAGATCCTGTATCTGAGTACAATCGTTTGCTTTGGAACAGTGGTAACGATGCAGACAAAGATCTTGCACGTAAGCAAAAGCGTAAGTTATCCTATATCAGTAACATATATGTCGTAAAGGATCCAACCAATCCACAGAACGAAGGTAAAGTATTCTTGTACAAGTTTGGCAAGAAGATCTTTGATAAGATCACTGCAGCAATGCAACCTGAGTTTGAGGATGAGGAAGCAATCGACCCATTCGATTTCTGGCAAGGTGCTAACTTCAAGTTGAAAGCAAAGAACGTAGCAGGTTATCGTAACTACGATTCATCTGAGTTCGCTGCTGTATCACCATTGCTTGACGATGATGATGCTCTTGAAGCACTTTGGAAGAAGCAGTATCCTCTTGTTGAGTTCACTGCTGCTGATCAGTTCAAAGCATACGATATATTGCAACAGCGTTTAGATTCAGTTCTAAACAAAAAGCAAACTCGTGTTGCACCTGAAGTTGCAGATGAGGAGGAGGAAATAGTTACTGCTAAACCAGAACCAGTAACTGCTGGTGCTGGAGCAGGAACAGGTGCTGATGATGATGCACTATCATACTTTCAGCGTTTAGCTGAAGAGTAGTATATACAGGGCAAAATCGACTTTTAGTTTCAAAAATGGCGGAAAAAAAACTCCGCCATTTTTTTGCCCTTAAGGTTTTTTCCAAATATGTATAAAAACATAAAAATCATAAAAACGGGTATTGACCCAAAACCATTTTTAGACCAAATTACCGAATATGACTGGAATTGGGTTTCTAGGCAAAAAGGTGTTGCTGGCGATAAAAACCCATATGGATTTTTGCCACTTGTTATGGCAAAAGTGAAAAAAGGCGAAGATCCACATGATGTGGATAGACAAGGGAAAACCCAAATGTATGAAAAATACACTTCGGTTCATAATTTTTGGAAAGAGTGGAATATTGAAGAAACAGGTAGAGCAGCATTTTTTAGACTTCAACCAGGAAATAGGGTGAACTCACATATTGATAGAGGAAGTTATTATTTGAATAAAGACAGATATCACTTATCACTTGCTGGAACTTATGAATACACTGTTGGAGACGAAGTTATGATAGTTGAACCTGGTACATTTTTTTGGTTCTATAATAAAATACCTCACGGTGCTGTAAACATCGGTGAGGTTGATAGAGTTTCATTGGTTTGGGATATTCCTCACAATGCAAAGAATCCCCAACACTTTACCTAGGAGAAAGTATTCTTAGGTTATCCCCTTGTTTAGTTCTTTTGTCAATATATTGTGATGAATTACTATATGTCATAATAGTTCTCATATCTTCCATTATAGTTTGTATATAATTTGGTCTTAGAAAATGTATAATTCTCTTCTTATCATTTTGTGCAACTTCATATTCATAGTTACTAACTGATGTCATAATATTAGACCCAGAAAGAGTTGTATTAGTTCCATCATCAGAATATGTAAAAGTAAAATTTTCATCAACAATTTGACCTTTTTGCATTATGATTATATTAGCTGAATTTCTAACTTCTTTTGTTTCATAGTGTTTTATTGCAGTTATTTGATCTATATTGTATTTGTTATTTAAGTATCTTTGTAATTGATATTGACTCATTGGCCATTCATCTCTAACACTAATAATATTGTTAGATAATAATATAACCCAATCTAGTTGATCATTTTCATATATTATTTTAGCGACCATATCAGGTCTATCATCACCTTTTATTGAATATTTTTCAAATGCTACTGCATTATTAAAAAAGTCATCTCTAATTTTACCTCTTTTGAAGAGGTTTTTTGCTAGAACAAAGTCATTACTAGAAGTTCTAGTGCTATGTGGTGATGGAACCAGTACGTCTGGAAATTGATCGAAGTATGCCATTAGAATCCTATGTCTTTGTCAGTTAACCAATCAGATAATGGACCTTGTTCATCCACTAGATCTTGTAATCTTTCTTTATTTGCTGCAGTTGCTTCGTAATCATCTGCAAATATAGGTGTCAATTCAGAAAAACTTAGAGTCATAGTAGATGAAGTTGGTTGGGATATTGCATCTGGATCATCATATGCAGACCAAAATCCACCTGGTGTAAAGTTTATTTCACATCCAGTTAGAGCACACATTTTAAATGTATTCAAACTCTTGATTCTATTTTCTCCATTCATATAAGATATTCTAAAGACGTTAGGAGAAAGTAAGAATAAATCACCAGGAGCTCCGTCAGAAGATCCTCTTGCTGGTAACATACCTTGTTTGAAGAATCTCATGATTTTTCTTAATTCTGAAGAATCATTCTCATCTTGAGGCATGAATGCAAATTGGAAAGAGAAACTTCTTATTTTAGGACCACTGAATAAGGTTTCTAGATTTGGGTTTACAGCTTTTCCTGTTGCTCTAGTAACAAATTGCCTCGTATCAGTGTTTATATTCAACTGCTGCAAAGCCATTTTTGTAGCTTGTGCTGATACTAGTTGTGCAGCATCACCACCTTGAGATTTAATACTTTCGACTATATTTTGTGCTGTTCCAGCACCTTTGCCTATTAAACTGAGAAAATTATCAGATCCTCCAAGTAAATTACCAATTGCAGTATATCCTGCCATAAATGCTGCCATTTCAAAGGCGTTTGCACTACCTTCACCCCATGCAACAGCATTACTACTGCCTAGTTGGTTTGGTATTGGTAGTCTTACTGTTCCTTTATATTCTTTAGTTCTTCTACCTGTTTGAAGACCTTTAAATAGTGTATCTTTAAATGTACCTTTTTGCTCTTCATTCCTTTTTTTAATCCATTTATTTCTATTTTTACCTTTCTTTTCTGGTATTGTTGATCCGTCTTTTAAAGTTCCATTAAAAGTACCTGCAAGCATATCTTCTTGAGGTGCTTTATATGAAAACATATCAAGTTTTACATAATCTTGGGAAGGACCACCTTTTGCATCATAATAAGCATCTTTTGGGAATTTTAGGTCGGCTGGTGGTTCAGCGTATTGTTTGTAACCCAACGTTAGCAGATCACTGTAATTAGTACCAAAAATACTTGAACCAGTATATGATGAAAAATCCGTAAAAGAACCGTATGAATTTAAATCACTCTCTGCGTTTATAGCCTCACCCTCTATAATATATTCTACTGCTGGAACTGTTTTATCTAATGGGACAAATCCTCTTGATACTTCATACATGTCTGATTCACGAAGAGCAGTTTCAAGTGTATCTGAATTAGAGCTTTTTTGTCTACCTACTTTTGTTGAAATATCATTTATTGCATTTAGAAATTCATTCTGTCTTGCACCACCATCACCACCATTAGCTATTACCTGACCTAGTTCACTATTTGGACTTACATCAATAAATTTACCCTTTTCTTTTATCTTAATACTTACTGTTTTAGCAAAGTTTCCATTTGCAGTGTCTAGATCCAAAGATTCATAGACTGTAATACCATTTACTCTATATTTAAATGTATGTGTCTTCTGACCATTATCTAATATTGATACTTTTTCAGCCATTACCAAATCCCCCTAGTACTAATAGGTATCTCAATACTACCAAGATCTCTAACGAACTCTTGGAGATTCATTTCTAGGGCGGTGTTCCATTCTTCCATTGCGATATCTACAAACAATGTATCAACGTAGGATTTTAGGTATTTATGGTATCCTTTAGGGAGCTCTGCTGGATTTGCCTCATCTAACCATTCTAAGACAGTTTCTCGTTCATCTGTTGCATAGTAATGTAGGTTTACACCCCAGAAATTATTACCTTGACTTGCTACAACATAACATAATGGGTTTCTATCGTAATACCTTAGTTTATTTGCTGTTTTAGCACCATATTGGAATAGCATTAGGTGTCCAGGAGCAGGAGAACCTACAACTTTTGATTTTGGAAATAAATTACTAAATGCCAAGTTCTTTCTCCGTCATTATTTGGAATTTCCATCTTCTATCCTTACAGAATTCTTCTGCAGCTTCCCACTTTGCTTGGTTTTTGGCGTAAGTCATAACCTCTGTGACGTACCTTTTAGTTCTGGCTTTTTGTATTCTTGGTTCTTTTACTTCTTTTGCAGGTTTTATTTCAACTATACTTTCAATCATTTTACCAGAACCATCTTTATACTTGATATAGAAGTCAGGAAAGTATCTATGGTATCTATTATCAATAGGAGATCTATAAGGTATAATGACCTCTTCAGATGACCATTTTAGTATCCCTGGGTTACTATCACAGTAATTCATGAATTTTAGTTCCCAAAGTGACCTATATACTATATTAGTGGGATCACCTTTATATTTTTTAGGTTTTGATGGTCTAAATTTGCCTTTATATGGCATTTACGACAAAAATCACTCGTTTTATTTAGATGGCAAAGGTAGCAGACGTATTTAGAAGAAAGCGACATTATTTACCCACAATGATGTTGACTAAGACTGATACCAAATTTGGTAATATAAGTCCTGCATTTAATAATTCATATGATGTCTTTATAAATCTAAGTGAATCTAGTACTGAATGTTTGAGATTTATAAACCAACATGGATTTTTTGATAAAAGTAATAATTCTAATCCTGGTGATTATCTAAGATTATTTTGCTCTGAAGCATTATTACCTGGAACTCAATTATCAACTGAAGAAAATATCGGACAACGACAAGGAATTGTTACACCTATTGCATCTTTGAGAAGATTTCCTGATGTATCATTAACTTTTTATGCTCAAAGAGATTATTATACTCAAGATGTATTCAATGCATGGGTAGAATATATTAGTCCGATAAGAATGTCAAATGGTAGGCATGAGGGTAATACTGAAATGAGGAGAAGATTTCCTCAATCCTATAGGAGGATGAAATATCCTAAGTCATATAAAGCTACTATTGAAATTACTGCATTTGATAATGAAGTATTCACACATGGACAAAGATTGAAGAGTCAGAATGAATATTCATTACCACAAATAACAAATAGTATTACTTATTATTTGGATGGTGCATTTCCTGTAAGTGTAGTTGCATCTCCTCTTGCATATGGTAATGCAGAATTAATTAAGACTACTATTACATTTAAGTATGAGAATTACTTTATAGATAGAACTTCTAGAGGAACAAATGGACATTTGGATAGATCTGATACAGGAAATAATGTAAGAAATCCTGGTATTATTAATAGAAATACTCCAGGATTCCAGAAAGAAAGTTTTGTAGCTATGGATGAATCCTTAAATATGCCTTGGGGTGACTATTCAGGAGCATTTACTAATGACTCTAACGTTCCTTTGATTTATCCTTCTGATATAAGATTTTATACTGGATCTGATAATCCAGGTGATAATAGTGTACGGGGAAGATTTTATAACGATAATCAAGGAGTAATTAATGGTATTGCTGTTCCAAAGGCATAAAAACCCTGCTAAATAAATTACTGAAACAATTATTATGCCGTTACCAAAGGTCGTAGCACCTACGTTTGAACTGAAACTTATTTCAACAAACAAACCAATAAAATACCGTCCATTTCTTGTGAAAGAAGAAAAGGCATTGCTTGTAGCAATGGAAAACGGTAATGATAAAGATATTACTGCAACTTTAAAAGCAGTATTGAAAGCTTGTGTACAATCTCGTATCAAGATTGATGATCTTCCCAGTTTTGATTTAGAGTATTTGTTTTTGAATATTAGAGGAAAGTCTGTTGGTGAAAGTGTTGAACTAATGGCTACTTGTGAAGATGATGGAAAAACACAAGTTCCACTGACACTTGCAATGTCAGACATCAAATTACATATACCTGATGGTCATGAGGAAACTATTGATCTTGGTGGAGGAATTTCATTACAAATGAAATATCCATCTATGGATCAATTTTTAGAAAATAATTTTCTTCCTCTTACTAAAGATGCTCAAAGTGATAGGATTGATAGAGCATTTGATAATGTTGCTTCTTGTATAGATCAAGTATTTACTGAAGAAGAAGCATGGTCTGCAAGTGATTGTACTAAAAAAGAATTAATTGGATTTGTTGAGTCACTAAATTCTCAGCAATTTGCAAAGATTGAAAAATTCTTTTCTACTATGCCAAGATTGCAGTATAAAGGTAAAATAACAAATCCTAAAACCGAAGTAGAATCTGATGTCCTAATTGAGGGATTATCAAATTTTTTCGGATAATGCTATATCATACTAGTTTGGATAATTATTATGAAACAAATTTTGCTTTGATGCAACATCATAGTTGGAGTTTAACTGAAATTGAAAATATGATACCTTGGGAACGTGAGATTTACATTAATTACCTAAGTAACTACATAGAAAAGAAAAATTTAGAAGCACAGCAAGCACAAAATGCAAACGCCTGGTAGCAATGTAACTCCTTTATCTTCCATGATGGATAGTCCTGCGAAGAGGATGAGTGCTGCCTATGATAGAATTATTAGCGGAGAGCAGGGTGCTAGTAGCGGTTCAACTGTTAGAGCTCTTGGTAATTTAGTTGTTTCATTTGAAAGAGTTGAATCTGAGATTAAAGGTATTAGAAGAGATATAAGAAGAGATGTACAAGAAAGAAGAAAATATTATAATCAAGATAAAAAATTCTTAAAAAAAGAAAAAGAACAGTTAGAAGGTTTAGGATCTTCTATACGTAATTTTAGAAGAATACTTGGTGTTGCTGCTTTTGCTGCTAGTGCTAATAATTTAGCAGAAGGTGATTTTGGTAATGCTGCTGCTAATTTAGTGGGTGGTGCTGGTTTATTATTTCCAGAAATACAAAACGCTGTTGTTCAAATTCTTGCTTACTTAGGAATTGGTAGGTTACTTGGTGGTGGAGGAAGAAGTGGCGGTGGTTTCCGTATGGGTGGCGGACCTCGTGTTACTCAAGGTATTGGTACTAAAATTCCTGGTGGTGGTAATAAGTGGCTAAAAATTGGATTTGGTTTATTATCTCTTCTTGCTGCTGGAAGATTATTTGGTGGACAACCTGCTGGTGCAGATGAGTCTAGACAAAGACTTCTTGCTAATCAACCAGATGTAATAAATGAAGCTGATACTGGAAGATTTAGTTCTCAATTAGATAGATTTGATGCAATTTTAAGTTCATTGGAGGGTGGAAGAAATAAAACTTCAAATGCTTCATTTACTCCTGTTCAATCTGGTCCATTGTTAAATGTAGATCCTCCTGGTACTCAAGACGAGTCTCAACTAAGAGGATGGCAAAAACCAGATAGTACAGGTTGGTATGGAAAACCAATAAGTGAACGTGGTAGGAAGATGGGTGGTGCTGAAAGATTTTTTGCTGGTCTTTTTGATGCCACAACATTTGATATTTTTGATACTGATGGTCAAGGTAGGATTTGGGGTTGGGGTCGTAATAATAAGAAAAATGATACTGATGATTCAGACCTTCTAAGTTCTATTGAATCTAATAATTACAATAGTAATATTATGGCTGGTATGATGAGTGATACTGATGTTGATGAGGATTTAGTACAAATACATGATCAATTACATCAAATTGATGAGAATTTAACAGGAGGTAAGGGTTCTATTGTATCTCTTGGTGAAAGATTAGAAAAAAGAGCTAATTCTATTACTGTTGATGATGTAGTTTCTAGTGGAACGCAGAAGATGATGAAACGTATGGCACATACTTTAGGTTTTGAGGGTGAAGGTCATGGTGGACTAAGATCAATAGCAGAGCAGTTTAGTATGGATAATGATCAACCAGGAGAAAATGCTTTTTCTAATATAAACACGGTATTTGGTGATATGATGGGTATGATAGGTAAAAAATCTGAATCACCACTTCTAGGAGAAAAGGGTCAAGATACTATATCAGAATTATTTTCTAGTGTGAAGAGTCAATTAGGAGGTAATAAAGATTCTACTATTAGCCAAAAATCTATTGAGACAAGAAATTTAGGATCATTTGAATTTGATCTAGGTGGTAAGATTATTAGTTTAGATAATTTAACTGAAGATGATTTTGAATTTAATCAAGGTGGTGCTCCAGTTACTAATGTTCAAAATCATGCTGCTGGTTCAGTAGAACCTGCTGTACTTACAGAATTTATGCATAGTTTTGATAAATTTGCTTCTAGATTATTACTGAAAGCACCTAAGTTGATGGTGAGTGATTAATGACAGTAAATATTGCTAAAATTACTAGTATTGGGGCATCAATGTCTAGGTCTTCTACTCTCCTTAGAGGAGATATTAGAAGATCAATTCAGGTTGATAAGATTTATAGAAGTGAGATTGTAAAGAAAAAACAAGAATTAATACGTATAAGAGATAATACTTTTAATTCACTTTCTGTAGGATTATCTGAGGATCAGTCTGGAGGTGGAGGTGGTATAGGTGGTATAATTACATGGCTACTTGGTGAAGAAGCTGCTAGACGTATTTTTAGAAAATTTAGACCTGGTGGTCGTGGTCCTGGAGGTGGTGGACGAATTACCTTTGGTAGAGGAAGTGGTGGACCAAAAGGTCCGTTAGGTGGAATAGGAAGAACTTTTGGTAAAAGTGGTATTGGTAGAACTCTTACTAAGGCAGGTTTGAAAAGGGTTCCTTTTTTAGATATTGCTTTTGGTGCATTGGCGTATGGTGATAGAAGAAATCAAGGTCAAACTCAAGGACAAGCAATAGGGGGTGCAATAGCTCAAACTGGTGGTAGTATTGGTGGTGGACTTATAGGTCAAGCACTAATTCCTGTACCTGTTTTGGGTTATATTATAGGTAGTGTTGTTGGTAGTACTTTAACTACAACTATCTTTGATAAAGTTACTGGAGTAGATAAGGTAGAATCAGGTGCTGAGAAAAGAAGAATATTAGAAGAAGAGAAATTTTCAGCAGGACCATCTTATTTTAGTGCTAGTTTGGATAGGTTTGATCTTGTATTGGATAAATTTCAATTAGTTTTTCCATTTCTAATTCAAAATAAGGGTCGTGAAATTTTCCCTGATAATATAGGTTCTATAATTCCTGACCCTAAGCCTCCTAGTTCTACTAATGAATTCAGTGCGGTTCAAATTGGACTTGATGTATTATCTATTGCAACATTATTATTTTCTCTTGCCAATAGTTTTGTTGGAGTTGTTGGTGATGAAGTACCAGCTTCAGTACTAGTAGCAGCACGACTTGACAAGTATCGTAGATTATTACAAAGTATTGGTTTATTGAAAAAACCAACAACCAAGACTTATACAAGATCAAATACATCTGGAGTAACCGTAGATCCAGTACAAACAAGGGTTCAGTTAGAGAATACTTTTAATCCTCTTAGAGTGAGGAAACCTGGTGAGAATGTGGTAGGTGATATATTAAAAAGAGATAATCCTCTTTTGGATATTATAAAGAATACGAATAGGAAGATACAAAAGAAATATAATACAAAACCAGGGAGTACAACACTTGAAGGAAATATTTCTAAAGATGTACCTCAACTGATGACAGGTGGAAATGTTCGAGTTGATGCTCCAGAAGGAGGTGGTTTGGTTCAACTTATGGTACATGGAAAAGAAGATATACAGGTTGTACCTATAGAAAATAATTTTACTAGGTCTAGAGGTGGTAAAACAAAACCAAATACGATTGTAAGGAATACTATATCAAAAGGTAGATCTGGTCAAGCACCACCAATTAGGGGTGGTGGACAAGCAGTGCCACCAAAAGTTATACTAGCACGTACAGATCCTTTTGTAGCTGCAGCTAAATATTCCCAAATGATTGGGCAATTAACAACATGAGTAAAAAGCCCAAAGGCAGTAAAATATTAAATTTTGGTATACACAGTCCTACAGGATCTGGTAAACCAGAAGATTTTTCATTACAATCTCAGGCTATTCATTATTATGAGGATGTAACTGATCCTACTGTTCATATGACGGTGAGGATAATTGATCCTTTTGGTAAGTTTAATAAACTTCCTGTAAGAAGTGGAAGTAAGGTTGATATAGAAATTCAGGATAGTGATCAAACTCTTAGATTTGATGATGAGACAGAACCATTTTATATAAGCAATATTCTTGGTTATCAACCAGAAGCAAAAAAAGAAAGTTATACTCTAGTTTTAGAAACTAAGAGTGCGTTTGATAATCATATCAAAAGAGTTTTTGAAAAATATAAAGGTAAATTATCTGCACATGTTGAAAAGATATTGAAGGATAAATTAGAAATTCCTGAAGATAGAATGTCTATTGAGGAAACATCTAATAATTATGATTTTTGTGGTGGATATCGTAGACCATTACAATGTTGTAGTTGGTTATCACCAAAAGGTATTCCAATGGAAGACTCTAGTGATAATGATGGAACTGCAGGATATTTGTTTTATCAAACGCAAGATGGATATCTTTTTAAAAGTATAGATTCTCTTTTTGAAGTAGTTAAAGAAAATAAGGATAGTGTTGCTAAGTATGAGTATAAGATGGATAAAATGGCATTTGATGTTGCGAAAAATAAATTTACTTTTAGTGGTCAACCTATCGTAAAAAGTAATCATAACATATTAGAACAGTTAGTAAATGGTCAATTTAGGACTGCTAACTGGTATTATAATATAATAACTAGAAAACCTCAATTTGCTGAATATAGTTATGCAGATAGTGTTGGTGAAGGTGAAGGTTCTAAAACTCCTATGAAATTATCTGGTGATGTAAGTAATATACCAGTAGAATTTGATAAGGATTATTCTAGAATAATGCTTTCTACTGTTGATACGGGATGTTTATCTACTAAAGGAGAACAAGAAGAAACACCTTCAGATCAATTTCTTTTTCAAGCACAATCTAGCACAAGATACAGTTCTTTATTTTCCCAAACTATTGATATTACAGTTCCTCTAAATCTTGAAATGAGAGCAGGTATGATGATATACTTGAAGTTACCTGAACTAAATAAGACGACTACAGATGGTCCTGCATCTGGTTTTTATCTTGTTTCCAAGTTATGCCATCAAATTGGAGGCAATGGTGATTATACTGGTCTTACATTAGTAAGAGACTCTTACATAGAACTAACATGACTACCAAAACTCCCGATCACAACCTTGATCATGAGGTTTATATTGATCCTAAAGATCATAAGGAACATATCAATCATGGTATGATTGAATATTCTGAAGCAGATTTAGAACTTCATAATGATGCTTTTCATGCTCACTCTGAAGGAGAAGTAAATAGTAATGAAGGTAAGATAAATGACTGGCATACAAGACATGAAGATAAAGGGTTAGAGTTATATTGTGACAATCATCCAGACGCACTAGAATGTAGAGTGTATGACGACTAATGCTTGAGCAACGTCTAAGCAAAATTGACTTCCTCGGAAAGGACGGATTTCAGTGGTTTATCGGTCAGGTAACCACTGATTGTTCTTGGCGTGATTATTCTCTAAAGAATGGATATAGAGCGAAAGTTAGAATATTAGGTAGACATCCATCAGATAATACTATATCTGATGAGGAATTGCCATGGGCTCATTTTTTATTACCACCCAACTTAGGATCAAATAATAATTTTGGAGGTCAATCATTTGCACTTCAAGGAGGAGAAACTGTTATTGGTTTCTTTCTTGATGGTGAAGATGCACAACAACCACTTGTTATAGGATCACTTCCTGCTGGTCCTTTTGTTGGTGAACCAATAGATTATAAGTCTATTCAACTTAAGAAGACTACTGCCTTTCAACCAGTTGGTATCAATAGTGCTACTGAATTTGGTGGTCATACTATAGGTACTAGAGAAACTATTATTAATCAGAGAGGTGGATTGGTTGATGAGAATAATGAGGTTCCAAATCTTACAGGTGAGAAATCTGAAACTCATATATCATATCTAAATGATGAGACTATACCAATAAGAAGAGCACAAAAATGTGTTGTTCAAAATAATGTTTTTTCTGATATAAACAAAGAATTAAAAACTTTTACCGCACTTATAGAAAGATATGAATATGTAAAAGATGGTTATGTTGATAAGATATTCAATGAAGTAATACCAATAAATGATTTTGAAAAACTTATAGACAAGAGTGCTGAGAAGATTGCTGGATTATCTTCTGTTAGTATTCGATTTGGAAGAAAGGAGTTGTTTCGTGGAATTGATGAAGCAGTTGATGCTAATCTTGATTTTTTAGATCCTCAATATCTTATAAAGAAGATGGGTATTGAAGAACAATTAGGTGAATTGTCATGTTTTACTGAAAATATGATTGGTGGATTGCAAGGTGTTGTTAAGGATCTTCTAAAGGAAATGGCTGGAAAGATTGCTAATATAGGTTTATGTGCTGCAGAACAATTTGTTAGTGGTCTTAATTCTAAGATCATGGATCTTGGTGATAGTGTTACTTCAGGACCAATAGCTAATATTAGTGGTCTTATTTCTGGAGTATCATTACCTTCATTTAGTGGATCATTCACGGATGCATTAGGAATGGTTCAGACTGGTTTAGCATTATTTGAATGTGAGAATAATGGATGTGAACCTGATCCTTTTGATTGGTCAGTTGGTGTTGGTCCTGATGCTGTAAAGAAATTGGATCTTGGTAGAATGAAAGATCTTTCTGGTGCTATTAGTGCTTTATCTGGTGGACTTGATCCTAAAGCTTTAGCATCAAAAATGTTCCCTGGAATAGAATCAATCTCAAGTGGTCTTTTAGGTAATACTCCTGATTTTATTGATGGACTTGGAGAAAAAGTCTTTGAGAGATCATTGAGTTTAGATCTTGCTAATCGTACTGGTTTTGGTATGGATAAATTGGTAGGTGGTTGCCAACCGTTTACTAAGAAGTGTGGACCTCCTAGCGTAGAAATATTTGGTGGAGGAGGATTGGGTGCTGCAGGTAAAGCAGTTATAAATCAAGCAGGTAAGATTGTTGGTGTTGATATGGATTCTTTGGGATCTGGATTTACATCTCCACCTTATGTAAGTTTTGTGGATCAATGTAATAATGGCGGTGGTGCTACTGGTAAAGCACTCATAGTAGATGGTATGATAGATAAGATTGTAATACAAGATCCTGGTTCAGGATACTTAGGACCAGAAAGTGCTTTATCTGATGAGGATGGTACTGAAGTTGTTGGTGTTATGGATGGAATTGATGTTATTCGTACTGGTGTAGGATATAAGGAAGGTGATACTATAACAACTTCTGATGGGCAGTTACTAGAACCAGTGCTTGCCAATGGAAGAATTGTAGGAGCAACACCAGTAAATGTCACTGTTGGTATAACTGACCTTCCAGATCTTGTAATAAATACAGGAACTGGATTTGGTGCTATAATTAGACCTACAGTGAAATTTACTAAGGTGTCAGAATATAAGGATCCTCTTGTTCCTGATACTAAGTTGATTAGAGTTATTGATTGTCCAAGGGGTTACTGATGGCAGAAGAGAAAAACGAGTGTAAACCAAAGATACCACCGATTATTATTGGTAATCCTCAAGATGGATTTATAAGAGTTGGTATCGAGACTTCTGGAAAAGTAACAAGAAAGAGTCAGGTTCAGGTATCTTCTGGATCTAAAGCTGCTCTTCGCTTATTCAAAGATGGTGGTTGGGAATTAAAATCAAATGAAAATAAAATAGGTTCTGAACTTATTCAGAAAGGAGAAGGACCACTTATTATAAAGTCAGAAGGAAATATTGATATTGATTGTGATGGCACATTTTCTGTGACTGCAAGAGATATTGTAATGAAGTCTACCCATCCTACTGAAGGTGATATAGTTTTGAATTCTGCTCATAATTTTAGAGCAAATGTCGAAAACTATGCTATAATAATGGGTACACAGGTAACCTTAGATGCAAAGCAAACTCTTATATCTCATTGTGAGGGTATGCATTATATTGTAGGTAATTCAGTTAGGATACATGAACCAGTATCTAAACTAATACCCCCAAATTTTGGTAAGGCTATCAATAAATTAACTAAAACTCTCAAGCAAAACTAATGGCTGGAATACGTGACATTGACTCTGGTAAAGTCTATATTGGACAAGAAGAACCAGCAAAATTAGATCAATCAGATCAAACTTTGAATGGAGATAAACCTTATGATGGCACTCTTGCTGTTACTGGACCTGCATTTGTAGGAGGTCATAGTAAAGATGCTAAAGGTGTTGCAAATATTGGTACTGA